CCAATCAAATTAGCTTCGCCTTCAACGGTGTGCGCTATGATTTGTACAAGTTTGCAAATGGTAAATTTGCAACAGTTGATAATGAGGTGCGGCTTATAAAAAAGGAATAACATGAAGTCAATAATTTTAAACCTACTTAAACAAGGATACGATTTCTTTGCCGTGGCATTGACAACTGGCTTTATCTTTTCCTTCTTTTTCCCGATTAAACATTTTTTGCTATTCACAATCGCAGTTGTCATAGCTGACACAATTACGGGAATCAAGGCAGCAAAGAAAGAGGGCAAGGCGATAACAAGCAAAGGGCTGTACAGGACAACGGAAAAGATAGTGGTATATTTTACATCCATTCTTATATTTCACGGTGCACAGTTGACCTTTGCAATCCCAGTACCTATTGTTTACCTTGTCAGCTCAGTAATCGCTGGTACAGAGTTGTTCAGCGTGGCGGAAAATGTCAAGCGGATTACAGGAGTAAATCTTGGCACGGTAATAATTAGATTTTTTAAACGCTAAAAACAAATAATCATGCAGACTAATTTAAAAGAAGCCCTTAAATCGGCTGATACTATTAAGTCACCTTTAGGAGATGTTGCCTGTTACTCCATGAACTTTGCCGAGTTAGCATCGGAAATCAATGTTCATTTGGAAGGAAACAAAGTAAAATTCACTTGGCGTGAATATGTCCAACTTGCTCAAATCATTTGGGATAAGGTAAAAGAAACCAGCCGTGAATGTGCTGGGAAAGAAATTTCCGTGACTTTACCCCCAAAATTATCAATCGTAGGGGCTGCTTTCGCGCTCATAGGATTTAAGTTATAGGCGCAGCAGAGTAACGCTACCTTATGCGACTGTCAGGGCGATGCATTGATTTGCGTCGCCCTTAAAAATATAAAAATATGAAAGCAAATAAATTTTGTGTTTTCCTTGACGCGGGACATGGCGGCGTTGACCCGAAGGTAAAATTGCCAAATGGTTACACGACTTACCCTTCAAAATGTTCTCAGCATAATAACGGGGTTTTCCATTCCTACGGCTGGTTCTTTGAGGGCGTGTTTAACCGTGCCGTTACCGAATTAATTGGGCAGTATCTCAATGACTGGGGCTTTTCTACCATTAAAGTATACGACCCTGTTATTGACGTATCCCTTGGCAAAAGAGTTGCTAAGGCTAACTTTGCGGCAAAGACCTTTGAAGCTTCGTTGTACCTGAGCATTCACGGAAACGCGGCGGCAAGTAAAGAGGCGCGGGGCTGGGAAGTCTTTACCTCAGTAGGGCAAACACGGTCGGACATTTACGCTGAGTTTCTTTATAAGGAAGTGAAAGAGGCTTTTCCTAAATGGATATTCCGTAGCGACTTATTAGACGGCGACCATGACAAAGAGGAAAGATTTTACGTTTTAACCCAAACGGATATGCCAGCGGTATTATCTGAAAACGGATTCTTTACAAATTATCACGACGCACGCATGATGTTTGACCCGACGTTTCAAAATACCTTGGCTTTGTCTCATGCTCGTGCGGTGGTTGATTACGCAAAGACTCAAGGGGTTACATTTTAAAATGGAAAGGGTTGACGCAACTGCCAACCCTCTAATTCACCACTCCTAAACTAATTAACATAAACAAACGTAATCAATTTCTTAATTTATAATTTGATTTATAATTTTCAAAGATAAATTTGTGACGGTGTCCCCGTCCGTGCTTTTATACAACCGATAAGCAATAGTTAACATTCGTCCTTTGTCCATTGACTCAATAGGCGGCTTCCCGTTTGGAAGTAATGGCTCAAGATAAAATTTTAATAATGCAATTTTACTATTTAAACCGTCTGAAAATCTAATCGGCTTCGGGTAAGTTTTAGCAATCCTTTCAATTTCCTTCCAAGTGCTGATTTCGATTCCGTCGATTAATTCATTATTTCTTTTCATGTTTTTGGTAATTTTTAGCCTGTAAAGCAAGGGTAAAACAATCGATTTCGTCCTGACTTATTTTGGCTGGTTTAAAATTTGGTTCAAACTTATAACCTTCGCTTTGGAAGATTTTTAAAAATATTTCTTTTTTCCACTTCTTCCCCTTTTGCTCAGGGCTAATGTTGTAACCCTCGTAACCATTTTCCTTTATCCATTCATACGCTATACGACTTGCACCTTGATTCATGCCCACGTTTCGGGACATACGGGAAAGGATAGCGCGGTTAATGGAAGAGTTGAAAGTTACATTTTGAAGGCTGGAATCTTCAACCAGTACAACAGGGTTTTCGTATTGTGTCCACTTTGGAACGTCGAGGATAAAATCCACGAACCTTTTGTATTTCGTGAATCTTACCTCTTTGCCTTGAATGATACAAGCTGCCATTCCGTTTATTCTTATTGCTGGGTCAACCCCGATGTATGTCCTCAAAGTGTTATCGTTTGAAACGAAGTTACGTAACCCTTACTTTCTTTAGGTGCATCTTCCGTGACTTTTTTTACAACGACCCTTCTTTTGCGTCTTTTGATTACTTTTGGCTCAACCAATCCGTATGCCTCAACCCCTTTGTTGACAAAATTTATTTCTAAAAGGTAGCCAAAACATACGATTGTTCCCACGAAAAAGAACATGGTTATAAATTCCGCTCCAGAATACTTTTCCATTAACCCGAAGAAAACTTCGATTAAGGCAATTACCGTTGCGCCTAAGGCTATTTTAGGCGGGAAAGGGCTTCTACCCTTAGTAGGGTTTAAAAAGTCCATGAAAACGACTGCAAATCGTCCAAGTTGTAAAATGGTGGAAGCGGTGATTGCAACCCAAAAGTTAATCGGTAAAAATATGGCGGTCAAATAAGCATTGACCCCGTAGGTTAATACTATTGTCAAAAGCATGATTGTAGGAATGTTGTCGCTAATGCTTTCAAAAGTCCATCGAAATTGAGTGTTGGTGAAATTCTTTTCCATTTGTTTTGTTTTTTAAGTGGTGAAAAAAAGTAGGGCAGCTGGGGGACTGCCCTGTGAGATGCTATCTTTCCCAAGAATATGTACCATCCCAAAAGCTGCTATATTCATCATGACTGTTAAAGATGGCGTTGTCTATTGCCTTTTCGGCTTCAAACATTGCTTCGTAGGCAACTTGACCTCTTCTTGACGTGCCATTCCAATTACCTAATCTTTTTCTTGCGTCACTAAATTGCTTTTCAGCAACCTCTAATTGTGTTGGCACTTTAAACCAATCTTGACTTAAAAGCCAGTCCTGATATGATTTTGGAGTGCTTGAAAAAATTTGCCCCTTGTGTTTTCCGAATTTTAAGATAAAGTCCATTTGTTTTGTTTTTTAAGTGGTGAAATATCGTTTTGTTTGTTTCGATATGTAAATATATAAATAAATATTTAAACAAAAAAATATTTACACAAATAAATAAAAAAAAAGTTAAAAAACATTGTATTCTTTCTTTAAAGGGAAGTTATCCCGTTTGATTTGCCAGTATTCAGCCATGAGCGAAGCACGGAATTTGTAATCCCTGTCGGTATGGTAGCCCGATTTGTAAACACATTTACAAATGGATTCGTACAACTTAATCCCTTTGATTTTGTAATTTGCCTTTTTGCAAGCGGCGTACCTTCCTGAGTTTAAAACACCAGCCCAAAGCTTCATCCCTTCTTCGGTGGTTTCCGCGCTCATAAATTTAGCCCTTATGTATTTATCTTTTCCCCTGATGACCTCACGGGTCTTGTAGGTTACCGATTGTTGACCTTTTAAAGCCTTAACCCCTCCAGCGTTGGCGTGTTTGCGCCAAAGTTCGGTTTCAACGCCTTGACTGGTTGCCTCGATGATAAAAAAGGAATAAATCATTGACACGGGGAAGTCGGTTAAAACGTGGACGTTCATTAACATTGATTCATAACAATAAGCAAGGTATATGCGGCGAAGCTTCGCCCTGTCAACCTTTGCAAGGTTTCGAAAACCTCTACCTTCCAGCGTTTGCCTAAGTTGTAGCCCTGATAACTTGCGCACCTCGTACCCGTAGGAGCGTGACCCGTAGGCGGTTTCGTCAATTTCTATCTTTTCATCTTTGCCTTGAATAGTAAGGGATGTTATTTTATGAACATACACCGTGTCCCGTTGAATAATGGGAACAAAGGAAGTGTAATTGTAATTTGTGTTTATTGGGGAATAAATCAACCCGATGAAAAAGGCAATGAAAAGCCCAGCGGCTACCTGGTATGGCAGCCGCTTATTTTGTGGTACGTAGGTTTCAATAATTGGTTCTTTCATAATTATTCGATTACTGGTTCAGCGTAAAAATATCCACCGTCATATTCAATGCTTTCGCTACCCGCTTCGGCAATTACGTTGCCGTCACAATCGCGAATAAGCCCACCGTAAACAAATTCGTCTTCAGGGAAATAATCCTCGCCTCGCATTCTTTCGTAAAATTTCTCAACGGCTTCACGCTTTGTAAAGGCTTCGATTTCATAGTTTAAATCTTGGTATCTCTTGGCGTTGCCAAAGTACATGACGGCATAAAGTGTGGTTTCCATGGTTGGTTTGTTTTTTTAGTTGTTAATTATAGATAAAAAATCAATTCCTTTTGTAAAGTCAATCACTTGGATTCTGCATTCTTTACAATTATGCTGAGTAGTTAAAATGTCAATTACCCGCTTTGCTTCTTCCATTGATTCGGCTTTGGTAAAAAGAACATCTTCTTCAGTTGTGTTTGGCGCTATGCCCCAGATTACAAATTCGTTTTTCATTTTTGGTTGTTTTGTTATGTAAATTTAATTTAAA